CTCCATAGCAGGACAGGTGTTGGAGCAACTGGAGAATACTTGCCGTCTGATATCGACAGACAAGTTGGCCTCGGTATCCTCGGATTAGCAAACTTACTTGCACGATATAACATAACTTACGAACAATTTGGTAGAGCATTACAGTGTGTAAATAATCATGGATCTATCGTTACCACAGCAGAGCATATTGCCAGCGAACTTAGATATGGTATTGAAGCTGCCGCTGAAATTGCTAGGGCTAATAATATGGTTAGAGCATTCTGCATTGCTCCGACAGCCTCATGTAGTTATAGAAGCAAGAGTCTGGATGGCTTTACGAGTACCCCAGAAATTGCACCACCAATCTCTCGCACTGTGGACAGAGATAGTGGGACATTCGGAGTGCAAACCTATAACTATGGACCAGTAGAAATAGCTAGTGAAGTAGGATGGGATTCCTACAAAAGAGTAGCAGATGAGATAATGATAATGTATAACAATACGGGACTTCTTCACGGCTACAGCTTTAACTCTTGGAGTGATGTTGTAGAATACGATGACAAATTCGTAGAAGAGTGGTTGGCTTCGCCTCAAACCTCCCTTTACTACAGCCTTCAGGTGATGGGAGACGTACAAGATAAGAGCGATGCGTATGCAGCATTAGATCAAGAAGACGTTGATGATTACTTGCAGGGTATTTTACAAGAAAATCCAATAACCTGCGATTGTCAAGAATGAAAAACCCTTATGAAAAATTACTCGATAGAAAGAGAACTTGGAACCCAGTCCAAACAACAGCTGGGCAGCTTAAGCACGGAGCTGAAGAGGCCATCTACCGTGCTCTCGCAATACGCCATATGGAGTTACCAGTTGGCGAGTTTATTACAGAGGCACTTGAAAAAGAGGTTCCCGAATCTGCACGGACTCTTTTAGAATCAAATGTTAAGGATGAGATCAAACATGACCTTGCCCTTAGCTATATCACGAACGCAATAGGCGTTGATGAAAAAGCAGAATATGAAGCTTTCAAGTTACGTGATGCTTGGGAAGCTCACCCTGATCACACTATATTAAAAGCATTGGTAGCGGAACGTGCTATTTTCTTTGTTATTTTGCCTTTCTTTAGGTTTTGTGGCGATCCTGGTCTCAGAACAGTATCAGCTGATATTTCCAGAGATGAACAGATACACGTGGCTTGTAACAGTCTCGTCTGTTCTGCTAT